TGCCGCTGCCGCCAAACGGTTCGACGCACAGGCCACCGCTTGGCAGGCTTGATTTCATCACCCGCTCCATCATTGCTACCGGCTTTGGCGTTGCGTGGCCGTGTCGCTCCTGGCCTGTCACCCGTCCAAATTCCCACACGTCGCGCATTACTTCATGCGCGTTGTCGAAGTAGGAGCGGGCTCCTTGAACTTCGCTATTCGGCCCACCTTTTACTTTGTCCCATTCGGTCTTGAGTTGCCGCCAAGGGCGAAGAAATCGACCAACGTACGCGCTGGCAAGCGTTTTGTAGTGATTTTCAGGGATCAGCGTAAATTGCGAGCGAGTAAACCAATGGCTGAACATTTGAACGCCACAGCGTTCTTTAATTGTTGCTGCGTTTATGTTTGCTGCGCGGGCCTCACCTTCCATGTATGAACGAATCGGTTCCCAGGTTTCAGGGAAATCGTCAGCATTGACGTTGCCAAGGAATTGGTTGCCAAATTGAAAAAATAGGCAGTGCTCAGATGCAATTGGATATTGAGTAAGCCCTGGTGATTTCATTCCTGGGATCGCTTTCTTGTCCCAGACAATTTGGTTTCTCAATTCAAGCTTTTCGCTTTCACCAAGTCCAGCCTTGTACCAAAGCCGCCACAGCTCCGGAGCGTTGCCCCAGATGTAGGCGCTGGCGTTGTCCTCTAAGAAAGGGCGAAAGGTTGCCCACCACTCCATTTGGAAGTTGTCGAGGTCGTCGTTGTACAGGTTGTCATTGGCCACGCCGTCTGATGCCTTGCCCATTCCGTAAGGCGGGTCCGCGTGCATCAGCGCAGCCTTGGCGCCAGCCATCAGCCGCTCAACGTCTGTGATGACGGTCGAGTCCCCGCACATCACCCGATGCTTTCCCAGTATCCATATGTCCCCGGTTTTACTTACCGGCTCCTCCGGCGCCTCGGGGACATCATCGGCATCGGTCAAACCCTCAGCCGGTAACTGCTCAACTTCACCGAGGATCTCGGCTAGGTCATCGGCGTCAAACCATGGGGCGATGTCATGCTCTTCGCTGAGCTGCTGCAGCATGTCCTTGTCCCAATCGGACAGGTCGCTGGTGCGATTGTCGGCTAGGGCAAGGCCAATCTTTTCGTCTTCCGATAGCCCGGTGCGTTTGACGGCAATGATCTCCGTGCCATCGGTTTCGATAACACGGATGTTTTGAATGCCAGCAGCTTTGGCGCCTTCAACGGTGCCGTTGCCAGCAAGGATCCGGTTGTCTTCATCAATGACAATGCTGCGTGCAGCACCGTAACGCTGCAGCGATTCAGCAATCAGCTTGGCTGAGCGATCTGTGCGCTTGCGGGCATTTTTATGATCGGACTTGAGATCCTTGATGGATGTCATTCTTTTATTTGCACGGGCATGACGAGATAGGTTCTATCAGTGTCATCCATTGGCGTCAAGACTACAGGAGTCGTTGGGCCATTTGCTGACAGTGTAACGGATTCCGCCGACCGGAATGCCTTGAGGCCGTCTAGGAGGTAGTGGACGTTAAATGCCCAAGTGCCTTTGGCGGTGCCTTCAACGAGTAGAAGCTCCTTGCCATTGTTGGCATCAGCTTCAGCGGTGATGGCAATAGCGCCAGTGGTGGCCTCTAGTTTGACCACTTCACCGATGATGGCGACACGCTCTAGCGCACGGGTAAGGCGAAGGCGATCAAGGGTGATGGTGTGCTCAAAGGTTGGCGGAATGAGCTTGGCTACATCGGGATAGGTGCCGTCAAGGATGCGGCTGTAGATGGTGATGCCATCGTCGGTTGTGATGACAGCTTGACCACCGGCGTGAGCGATGGTGACGGTGTGGTCCTGCAGCAGCCGCATGGTGCTGGCGGGTAGCACAAGGTCGATGCCATCGGGCAGGTCAACGGCATAGCGCATGAGGCGATGACCGTCGGTTGCCTCCATATAGCCGTTAGCGAGGTGAATGCCTTGCAGCAGTGCCTTGCTTGCATCGGTGCTGGCAGCGGTCATGCAAGCGCGTACACCAGCCGATAGTGCTAGCTCAGCGCTAGGAGCCTCTACAGCAGGCATCGCCGGGTAATCCGCTGCATCCTGCCCTGCAAGGCCGTAGGACGCGCCAGAAGCCGTCAGGCCGCCATCGTGCAGCGTTACGGCCTCATCGGCCTCAATGCGGCTTACAAGGCCCGCTAGGAGCCGATACGGCAACGCGATGGTGCCAGCGGTTTCAACGACGGCTGGTGCGGTGACGGTGATGCCGAGGTCCAAATTGAAGCCGGTAACGGACATGGTGCCGTTGGCGGCGGTAATCAGACAGCAGTCAAGGATTGGGTGACTGCTGCGAACGCCAATTGCTGGCGCGATGGTACGCAAGGCGTTGTCAAGGTCAAATTGACAGGTTGTGAATTGCACGGTTGAGATACCAGATTGCTTTTTGAAGGTCTTGGATGCCGCCTTTGCGGTCGGTGCGCCAGATGTATTTGATGGCATTGCCACGGCAGTAGCCCATGAACTGCTCAGGGGTTAGCGCAGCTTGGATGGCATCGATGCATTCGATGCTGCCGGCGGTGTAGTGATCAGGGTGATTAACCGGATCAGACACTGGCGGCTTCGGCAAGGGCGGAAATGATTTGCTCGTAGGTGTCTTGAAAAGATGCCACGAGGTCCAACGGGATGGGTGTGGCGTCATCTTGAGCATTGTCACGAATGGCATGGGCGTAGGCAAGCGCCTGCGTCATTGCTTCATGAAGTCGATTGATGACTGGCGTCTGCTTGGCGTTGATGTTGATCAAGTCGGGTGATGACATAAGCGATGAGTGTTTCAACTTGCAGCTTGGGCAAATCGCCGCGCATGAAGGCGGCGGCATCAGCCACCAGCGCATGGTACTCCACCGTGGTCAACCGTGCAACAGGGAGGCTTAACGCTCTGTCACGAATGAGGGCAGCGCGGCTGGTTCCAGCGGCAGCAGCTTGGCGTTCTAGGTGTTGGATGTCTTCGGGGTTAAATCGGACCTTGATTTCTTGCATTTTGTAGCCGTCTGACCTGTTTTCGGAGGTTTGGACGGTTAGACGCCTGTCGTGGACTGGCTTTACCTAACCGTCTAACCAACCTAACCTCTTAAGAAGAATAAGTAAAAGGGGGGAGGAGGGGGGTTAGGGAAACTCTTCTAGGTAGGTCGGTCGGGTTGGGAGGTTAGGACGGTGAAAACCCAGTCCCTGACTGCCGTCTAACCGTCTGACCTGCAATAATGCCACCTCCTGCGTCCTGTCGCCTCTCGTTTCTTGACCCACCCAAGATCTTTGAGAATCGAGGCAACCTGCATCTGGTCAGCGCGGCTTTGACGCTCTAGCGGCTTCTTGATTGCGTATTCCAATATCTCCTCAGATGTAAGCAGTTCAACCTTTGCGCGACGGTCAAGATATTCGATGATAGGGCTACGCCATGGGGAGTCGATTAGGTAGGTGTTGTTCTCTTCGGTGATGCGATTTTCCATCGCAGCGGGTAAGCGACTGGACTCACCGTCGCGGTACATCTTGACAGCAGCAGCCCATATGGCATCGCGCTCTAGCAATAGTGCAGCGGTATTGATTTGGTCCTGCTGCGTCTTGGTGGTAGGGATAACCCAGAAGCGGCGGTTGCCGGTTTCATCGACCAAAAAGCCTGCGGTTTTGTTAGTTGTACCGACGATGATGCCACGGCGAGGGAATGATTCAACAGCTTTGCCATAGGGCACGCGAAGTAGGTCTACCGCTTGCGATAAGAACGCCTTGACTTGTCCGGCGTGCTTGCGATTGGTGATGTGGTCTAACTCCGCCCATTCCATCATCCATGAGCGGTGTAACACCATGATGTCGTCCTTGGTGGTGATGTCACCAAGCGCATCACTAAAGAATGGACCACCGAGGCACTGCCAAAAGCTGGATTTGTATGCGCCTTGATCGCCCATGATGACGCAAGCGGTGTCATGCTTGCAGCCGGGATTAAAGGCACGCGCTACAGCACCGATGAGGGTGCGCTTTAGCATCTCGTCGTAAATGGTGGGCTCTGATTGGTCCTCATCAGTAGGACGCAGATATGCGGTTGATAGCCGGTCGATGTATGCGGGTTCAGTGGTATTAGCGCACCATTCGAGGTATTCGCGGACGGGGTCATATGGGTTTTCGTTAGCTACCTGCACGAGGCAGTCGATTGCAAGCTCTTTGCTCACCTTGTAGCCCATCTCCGCCAGCTTGAGGTAGAAACGGTCGGCGCCTTCTACGACTTGCTCTTTGATTTCGATTTGCTGGGTAAAGGTGTTGTAGCGGATGTCATCGCATTTGCTGCGGAGAAATGCCAGCAGCTCTGCGGTTTCAAGCTTCTCGGGTTTTGTGATGATCGGCGGGGTATCAGCCTCCGGATT